AGTATACTGATACTACAGCAATATCTTCTAGTAAATTAACATTAGAAAAAAATATAAAAGAATTAATTACTACTTTTGATGGTTTTGAATATTTTCTTTATTATGAAAGTGGTTCACAATCATACCCTAAATCTACATCCACTTATCCTTATACCCTACAATCTTCAACTTCAACCGAAGTTAGAACTTGGCTAGGAAGTACTGATGAAGATAATCTTTATTATGGAGGAGCATTATTATCCGCCTCATTCTTTGATGAAAGTAATGCAAATAATTTATTATATGTAATACCCGAATATATTAGATCAAATCCCGATAATAGTAATTATGTTTTATTTGCTAATATGGTGGGTCAATTCTTTGATGAAATTTGGCTTTATACTAAAGCTGTAACTCATAAACTTAATTCTACTAACCAATTAGATAAGGGAGCTGATTTATCTCTAATAGATGACGTTTTAAGGTCATTTGGGCAAGAAGTTTACGGTAGTAATTTTAATAACATAGATGATTATTCCTCTTTAATAGGGGTGAGTGCTGAAGGGTCTATATTACCTGCTACAGGCTCAGAGGTTATAACTAATTTTGTAACAGCATCAAATGATGTGACCCCCCTAAAAAGAGTCAACCAGGAAATTCATAAAAGATTATATCATAATCTAGTTACTCTTTATAAGAAAAAAGGTACTAAAGCTGGTTTAAGACAGCTAATTAATTTATATGGTATTCCTGATACTATATTAAGGATATATGAATTTGGTGGTAAAGATAAAATTAACCTAAATGATTGGGATTTATATAGAAGTATCTTTAATAAAGAAATTACTTCACACCAAACAGATGCAGATAGAGGTAAAGAATATAATGGGGGTATAGAAACACCTTGGAAAATTAACCCATCATGGGCTTCATCAGCTACCATAGCTGGAGTTACTGGTAGTGTTCCTGCAACAGTAGAATTTAGATTTAAGTCGGATATTAATCCCGCTACTACTCCTTCCCAATCCATACCATTACAACCATTATGGGGATTAAAAGATAATGCAGGTGATACTAAAGTTTTAGTATATTTAGAATATAATGGCTCAGGCTCAGCTAGTGGTTCTTATAGTGGTTCCATAGTAGATCCTAATTACCAATATGCTAATCTTACTTTAGCAGTTAGTGGTTCACCCCCAACTTCAGCTTCTATTTCACTACCATTTTATAACCAGGATTGGTGGAATGTAAGAGTTCAAATGCAAGAATTAGGATTAGCGGGTACTAACCAAGCTAGATACCAAATGGCATCCGCTAATAAAATATATAATGGAAAGGATGGGACTCGTGTAGGGTTTAAGGCTAGTATTAAACATAATCAAATATCAGGATCATGGGTTAATTCTATAAGTAGTAGTTTTGCTCTATCCAGAAGTTTTAATTCAAAACAGTATAGTAACTTTAGTGGTTCACTACAAGAATTAAGATATTGGGCTCTTTGTTTTGAAAACCAAAACTCACCCTTTATAAATGAAGATGTATGGGATAATCATGTAATGGATCCCCTATCTATAGAAACTGGATACTTAACTGGTTCTATGTCTCCTATTGAACATCTAATATTTAGATCAAGAGAAGGAGAAGATTTAGCTCTAATTTCGGGTTCACAATCTAATATATCACAGTTAGAATCAATCCACCCTAAAATAACTGGTTCTTTAGCTACTACTTCATCTTTTGCTAGTAATTCCTTATATAGTTTAATTACTGCTTCTATTTCAAATAATGTAGAAACTCAGTTTTTAAACCAACCTAATTTAGGAATAAAAAATAGAGTATCGGATAAAATAAAAACATATAATAACTTAGCATATGGTAATTTGCTAAGTCCATACAGAAGTATACAACAGAATTATGAGGCTTCTCAATCATTTACAGAAGATATTAACTTATTACAAGTAGCATTTTCACCTCAGGATGAAGTAAATGATGATATAACACATGAATTTGGATTTAGTAATAAAATTACGGATCTAATAGCTGATCCAAGAAATTTATCTTCTTCCTTAGATTATTATGATGGGTTAAAGCGTTTAGCAGAAAAATATTTTGAAAAATATATTAAAGGTAATAGCAATGATTATTATAGGCTTATAAAATATTTTGATAATGCCCTATTTAAAGCTATTAAAAACTTTGTACCTGCTAGGACATCTGTTTCAACTGGTATAGTAGTTAAACAACATCTGTTAGAAAGAAATAGAGTTAGACCACCCCAACCTAATTCTAAAACCTCCATAGCTAAAACTAATTCGGGAAGTTTTAATACTAATTTAGGATTTCAAAATATTGCAGTTTCGGGTGCAGTTAAATCCCAACCTAAGGGCTTTACCACAGGTTCAAGTATAGAAAAAGTAACAGGAGGTACAGGAGGAACTTTTGAAAAATTTAACAATGCAGAATTTACACCTTATGGGGTATCGGGTAGTGGCCCAACAAAAAAGTTTGGGTATGAAATAACTCAATCCTTTACTGAAGCTGTATCTACATTATCTGGTAGTATAAATGTTGTAAAATCCACACAAGATGAATTTTACAATGGAGAATTTAAAGGATCTACTATTACAGTAACAACACAATCTCTTAACCCAGAATGTTTAAAATTTTTAAATGTTTTTATAGACCCAGTTGCTACTTCATCATTTGATTATTTTTTATATAATGAAGCTCAAACTTCTTCATTTGCTAAATTTAATAATGTTAGTACAACTCCAAACTCAGGTCAAATATTTTTTAATTGGGTTAGTGCTGCTAATTATATAAGGAATTTAAAAGTATCCACTACTAATAAAGAAGGAGCAGATATTACTAATAATATAGAAAATGCAACCCGATTAAATTTTAACTTTGGTACTAGTACTCAAAATTTCAATGTAACAAAAACTTCCCAAGGCCCAGGTTATATACAATTTGATGTGGATTCTAATAATTATCATTTCCCACATCCTGAATTTTTACTGTCTAGTAGCTATGAAAATTATCCATTTTTAGCAAGTGCAAGTATAGCACAGTCGGCAAGCGTAAAAGTAGATACAGAATTTTATTTACCTAATGGTCAATCTGAAACTATAAACATAAATCAGTATGAATTTGAAAATGATCCAAATAATTTATTTAATGCTACTTTGGGTATTTACACTACACCCCAAACTCCTAATTTATTAATAAACTTTACAGGTTCTATAAACCTTACAGGTAGTGTAATAACAGACTTTAATGCTTCCCAGAATGCAACTGTAACTTTTAGATTAAAAGGAAGTTCAGTAGATGTATTTCAGAAAGTAATTAATGAAAGTATAAGTACTACAGTAAATACTTTTTCTGGTTCCTTTACTGTTTCCGGTAGCTTTAATACAAATGTACCATTAAAAGCCGAAGATTTATCATTAGAATTGGGAATGAGTCTACCCGCTTTAGCTAAGGGCCAAAGTATGGTTTCGGGATCAATAACGGGTAGTGGAGCTCTTTTTCAAATTAATACGGGTTCACTATTACCTAATCCTAAAACAACAATTTTAGATTCCTTTGAACCCTACCTACCAGGTGGTTCATCATTAGCTTCAGGTTTTGCTATATTCGAAAGAGCATTTGATTGCCAACCCTTATTTAATAATGTAATTAGTAATAGACTAAGTTCATTATATTATGATATAGATTATAGCACAGGTGTTTTAGTACCAACTAATATAGTACCTATAGAAAACCAAACGGCCACATTTGCCTCTATACCTGATTCAAATTATACTTCATTAAGATCTATCCTACCCAGATATAATGGTTCAAAATTAACATCTTTTGACATTAATAAATTTACTCCTAAGGGTACTGAATATTATGAAAAACAAGTATTAAAAATATGGGGAGGAGATTCATCATATGGCAAAACCTCTGTTATAGAAAGAACTAAACCATTTTTTGGTTATTTCCAACTATTAGTTCCATCATCTCCAGAACTTGAATTAGCAACACAAGTTAAGTTAAAATATATTATAAACCAAGATGGTCAACCTTTTAAGCCTATTCTTAATTCTCCATCCTTTTATGATGTAGAAGGAGCTTATGAAACTGGAAATATAATTGATATAGCATTAGAAGATACTTTACAAACAGACGATGCATCTTTAGTAAATGCTGCTGTAGGAATTAATTTAGATAATTTTAATAAATCTGCAACTGTAATTAAAGGGGCAAGAAGGGTAGACCCTATTATCACTACCCAAAGAGTATCTATATATGATGTACCTAATGCAGCAGATGCTTTTGAGACAAATATAACTTTTACTAATCCTTTACCTATAACATCGGATTATACTATGTTTTCATCAAACCCCATAGCTACAAGTACTGCTTTTACGGCTATGCCCCAAAGAATTACTTTTGTAGATGAAAATTATGATAATAGTAATAGTTGGAATACCAGTACTAATGAATTCACTTTTAGTGAAACCTCTCAATCACCTGTAAGATTCCAAGGTAATGTATCACTTCAAAATCTTAATACATCTGATTTAGGATTTGTCATAAGAATAGTAAGAGAAAGAAGTAGTGTTAGAACAGCATTAGCAGAAACTATAGTAGTAGTACCAGCTAATACACAATCTCCTTTTATAAATGTAGGCACCCCATTTTTGGATTTCCAAACCGGGGATAAAATATACATGAGGGCTTCTATAGTAGTTTTTGCAGCTCCAAATGTATCATTAGCTGATGATCAAATACCATTATCAAGTGGTCAACTTGTTTTAAAAGGTGGTTATCTAAAAGCTATTCCTGCTCAATTACCTACTGTTACTTTATCTCCCCCATATTGGTCCACTGGTAGTGCTTATGGAAATTATCTTACATCTTCTTTAAGTATGTCTATGGTATATGGAGAAATACAGGAACAATATTCTAATTCTACCTTTAAACCTATAAATGAGCCTTTTACTATACAAGTAGGTGATGAAATTAGAATACAAGGTAGAGAAGATAGAGTATTTTTAGTAAATGAAGTAAAAACTGAAAATACTAATTTTGGTGTTTCAGGATCTATTGTAGTAAAAGTAGAACCCGAAGTTCCACCATTATTAAATTTAGATCATTTCTTACTAAGAAGATATAACCCCGATGGTACATCGGTATTAATTAACATGACACCCCCTTCTTCTTCTTTTGCTACTACTAAGGGATTAATAAAAAATGAAACTATAAGTGTAGAGTTAGAAGAAAATATTAACAACATAATAGCAAAATTATCAGAAGAGGGAACTATTTAGTATATTTATAAATAAATTATTTAAAGAATGGGATATTTAAATAACCAAGTCGTAACTGTTGACGCAATTTTAACAAAAAAAGGAAGGGAATTATTAGCTAAAAATGATGGTTCATTTAGAATCACTCAATTTGCAGTAGCTGATGATGAGATAGATTATACACTTTATAATCCAAATCATCCTTCGGGATCTTCATTTTATGGAGAAGCCATAGATAATATGCCTCTTTTAGAAGCATTTCCTGATGATACTCAAATTATGAAGTATAAATTAGCAACCTTACCTAGAGGAACAGCTAAACTTCCAGTTCTTGATTTAGGATATTCAGCTATTACATTAAAACAGGGTGCTTCATTAGCTATTACTCCTCAAACTCTTAATTATTTGGGTGCTGCATCAGCTAATGAAACTTCGGGATATTCTTGTACAATATCAGATGTAAGATTATTAAACACTTTTACAGGTACTGGTATTAACACCACGGCTGCGCAAGCCCAAAATACAACAGTTAATCAAACTTTAGGTACTAATATATCTCAAACAGTTATTGGATCTCAAATTAATTTAAGAGCTACTACTGTAAATACATTATTCGGGGATACGGCAGTAATAGGCTCTAAAATTAGAACTACACTTACATTTGTAGGATTAGATTCTGGAGCTAGATTAACTATTCCTTTAACTATCACAAAAACAGCATAAACATAAAACATGAGTTTTAAAAGATTTGATACTGAAGACATAGTAGTAAGTAGTGATTCCATAACAGGCACAGCGTGGTCTACTGGAGCTCCTACATTAACTTCTTTTTTCACTTCCTCTGTCCAAAAAGCCGGAAGTTCGGGAGATTTTTATTTAAGTGTATTTGAGGCTGATCCTAATGTAGTAAATAGTAGTGCTAGTGTACAATTTGAAATAGCCTACTGTGATAATAAAGGATCAGGTTCAGTGTATTATAATGCAGGCGTTACTGGTAGAACTCCTACATTAACTAACTTTGGTCAATATAGATCTCTTATTTTAGAAGATGAAAACGCTAGTTTTATATTTGGTACTGGTACTAATGTAGTTACTGGATCCCATTTTTATGCATTAAATGTAGAAAGATCTAGATATAAAGAATCTCTTTTCCCTGAAACCTTTAATTTAGCTTTATCGGGCTCTGGGGGTGTGGGAAAAATTCACTTAACTAATGATTCTAAGGATGTGTTGGTAAATACATTCTTGGGTTCTACTAGAGTATTCCAGGTAGTTTCTGGTTCTAACGGAAATGCTTTTGGAACTGATGGTTATGTAACTAATAGTGGTTCGTATGGGCTATTCCTTCCTGATATAGGAACAGTTTTATTAAACCCTACAGCCATATCTCAATCTATACATGTAGCAGCTAATAGAACTAATAATAGTGATGGTTTAAACAATCAAATATTATTTGATGCTATTAAAAGAGCTTCAAGTTTCCAATTGAATTCACAAGAAACTATATCATCAGATTATGTGTTTGTAAGATTAAGAAATAATGAATTTAATTACTCTGAAAATCCATCATTTATATCAGGTTCGACAGGAGAAGTCATATATTCTAATTTTATAAATCAACCACAAGTATATGTTACAACAGTAGGAATGTATAATGATGCAAATGAATTATTAGCTACGGCTAAAATGTCTAGACCTCTTCTTAAGGATTTTACTAAAGAAGCATTAATTAGAGTAAAATTAGATTTCTAAAGTGAATGAGTGCATTCAAACAATTCAATGCAAAGGATGTAGTATTAACACCCTTTAAAGTTAATAAAAGTTTTACTTTTAGGGGAGCCCATCAACTCACTGGTTCGGATGTAGGTATAGATAGATTTATAGGAAAAAATTCTCCATCAACTGATTCTATAACTACAGAACCTACTACGGGTCAAATCTCTAGCATACCTCAAAGGTTACTTTATAAATCTATAAAACAGTTATATTATAGTAATTTTTTAATAGATTCATCAGGTAGTGATGCTGTAACAGCTTCTTTTAATAATGATGGTACTATAACTGGACCCGCATCTACTACTAATTACTATAACTATTTATCATCTGATCTTTTACCTAGAAGAGAATTTCCTACCCAATCTAATGCTAGAATAGGAGTTATTTCTGTCCCATCTAAATTATATGGAGAATATATAAAACCAGGTACTTTTAGGTATGAAGAGGATGCTACTATTATGACTGATGATAGTGAGGGAAATTTATTTGATCAGTTTGGGAATCAGTTAGGAAATATTATTTACGAACATGGACTAGCTATATTAACTGTAGAAAATGAAGAAGCCTATGATTCTTTATATGGAGTAGCTGTATATGGTACTGATTTATATGGGGTAGCACCGGGTTTTGATGCATTTATGACAGGTTCTAATGTTACTTGTTCTTTTGAAAGTACCCTAACTCTTAATGAGGTTCAATACGCAGCAAGAATAACTGAAAATGAATTTGGATATTCCCTGAATCCTACGTTAATTTCGGGTAGTAATATAAATAGTAATGTTTATTATGATTTTGCCACAGGTTCATTTTTTCAACCCTATATAACAACTTTAGGCATGTACAATAATAGTTATGATTTAGTAGCTGTTGCTAAATTAGCAAAACCACTCCCAGTTTCACAATTTACTGACACTACAATAATGGTTAATTTAGATTTATTTTAATGAATTGGACTTACGAAGGAAAGGAAATTACAGATATTTCCCAATTCCCAGAAGAAACATTTGGTTTTATTTATGAGGTAACACATATACCCTCAGGTAAAAAATATATTGGAAAGAAACAATTATTCTTTAATAAAAAACTCCCCCCTCTTAAAGGTTATAAAAGATGGAGAAAAGTAGTTAAAGAGGGTAACTGGAAAACTTATTTTGGTTCTCATGATTACATAAAAGGACTAATTAAAGAAAATAAACAAGAAGAATTTAAACGAGAAATAATTCAAATTTGTTTTTCTAAAAAAGAACTTACATATAGTGAAACAAAATATCAAATGATGTTTGAAGTCCTGGAAAATCCTTCGTATATTAATAGCAACATACTGGGGAAATTCTTTAGATCCGATCTAGAGAATTATAAAGACTAATATGATAAATGATTTGTTAGTAAATTTAGCCAACTCTGTATTAGGAGGAGGTAGAAAAACTGCACGAGGTAATTATGCTTACACTTGTCCTTTCTGTAATCACCATAAACCAAAATTAGAGGTAAATTTTACAGTTAATAAAAAGGGACTTAACCCTTGGAATTGTTGGGTATGTAATACTAAGGGTAGTAGGTTAATAACTTTATTTAAAAAAGTTAATGCTGATAACTCTAAAATGCAAGAGTTAAAGTCATTAGTTAAAGTTTATGATTACGATAATGAACATGGGGTATCTACAGAAACTCTATGTTTACCCAAGGAGTATAGTAATATATTAGATAATAATGATATCATAGCTAAACACGCATATTCCTACCTTAAACGTAGAGGATTAACCAATAATGATATTATAAAATATAATATAGGATATTGTGAAAGTGGTTTATATGCTAAAATGGTAATTATACCATCCTATGATATTAATGGTAATTTAAATTATTTTACAGCTAGATCATTTGAAAAAGATCCATATATAAAATATAGAAATCCTAGTTGGTCAAGAGATATTATACCATTTGAATTTTTTATAAATTGGAATCTTCCTATTATATTATGTGAAGGTCCTTTTGATGCTATTAGTATTAAACGTAATGCTATTCCTCTATTAGGGAAAAATATCCAAAAATCATTAATGAAGAAAATAGTATCTTCCACAGTTGAAAAAATTTATTT